GGTCACGCGCGACGGCGGCACCCATTTGTATGCAACGATGTGATGTCGACGTTCGGTATCGGCTTCCTCCTAACTCGTGATGGCACCGAAGATTGAGACGGTCAGCCTTGGCGAAATCGCGGCCCTGTTCGATGTGGACACGGACACGATCGGCCTTTGGCGTCAGCAAGGCATGCCGCAACGCAAGATCTCGGGCCATCCGCGGTTTGAGATCGCCGGTTGCGTTCAGTGGCGACGAGAGAAGGACAAGCGCGAGAACCGGGAAGGTGCGTCACCGGATGAGTCGAAAGAGCGAGCTCGGAAGCTCGCTGCGGACGCGGATCTGGCGGAACTCAAGGTACGAGAGCGGCGGGGCGAGCTCGTACCGGCCGAGGAAGCCGAGCGGCAGGTCGAGCGAGTCGTCTCGATGATCCGGTCGCGCCTCCTCGCGGTTCGCGGGCGTTGGGCGCCGCGAGTGATTGGGCTCGAGACGATGGCGCAAGCGACGTCGACGCTCGACGCGCTGGCGTCGGATGTTCTGACCGCATTGAGCGACGGGGCGGACGAGATCGAAGCGGACGAAGCGACGAGCGAAGGGGCCGCGGCGTGAACCTCGCCCAGCGCACAGCCGGCGCCGTCCGACGTGGCTTCGCCGCCCCGCCAAGGCTCTCTCTGAGCCAGTGGGCCGATCGCTACGGATGGATCGCCAGGTCGTCCGGTGCCTCGGAGCCTGGCGCGTATTCCACCGATCGCGTGCCCTATATGCGCGAGATCCTCGACATCATGGGCGACGAAACACACCGTGACGTCGTATTCAAGAAGCCCGCGCAGGTCGGCTTCACAGAGGCGATCAATCAGTTCATCGCCTCGTGCATGAAGGCCGATCCGTCCGGCGTGATCGTCATTCAGCCGGACCTCGAACGGGCCAAGTCGTGGACGAAAGAACGCATTGACCCCATGCTGGCCGAATCGTCCGCGCTCAAGAACATCGTCCGCTCAGAGGGCGGACGCCGGACGTCGGACGACACGATGCTCCGGAAAGTGTTTCCTGGTGGATGGCTCGCCGTCGTGGGGGCGAACTCGGCATCGGGGCTCAGGTCGCGGCCCGCCCGCCGCGTGCTCGGCGACGAACGATCGGGCTGGACGTTGGACGCGCGAGCACAGGGCGATCCGTGGGACTTGGCCGTCGAACGGACGACGACCTTCTGGAACGCGAAGCGAATCCAGGGGTCGACGCCGGGCGAGGAAGGCACCTGCCCGATCACCGCGGCGCTGGCCGATTCGGACCTTCGGCGGTTCCATGTCACCTGTCCCGCGTGCGGCTTCATCGAACCGTTCCAGTGGAAGGCCAGCGACGGTACGTATCGCATCGTCTGCGACCGCGACGCCGCAGGCCAGATGATTCCGGAGACGGCTCGCTACCTCTGCATGAGCTGCGGCGTGCTGATTCCGGAAGCCGAGAAAGCGAAGATGAACCGCGGCGGCCGGTGGATCGCGGAACGGCCGGAGCGCGAGACAGTTGGATTCGATCTCGGTAACGCGCTGATGTCTCCCTGGCTCTCGTGGGGCGACATCATCCGAAAGTGGCGAGATGCGCAGGGGAATCACGAACGCCTTAAGGTCTTCGTGACGCACGTGCTCGCCGAGCCATGGAAGCCTGTCGGCGAGCGCATCGACGTGCATACGCTGATGGCCCGCGTCGAGCCGTTGCCCGATGCGCCAACGGCGGTGGCGCTAGTCACCGGCGCGATCGACGTGCAGGCGAACCGTGTGGAGACGCTGACGATCGGATGGGCGGCCGGCGAAGAATCGTACGTCTTCGATTGGCAGCAGCACGACGGCGACCCGACCGCATCGGACGCGCCTTGGCTCGAGGCGTGGGCAGCGCTCACGAAACCATTCGGGGCCCCGCTCCGGTCGGTGGCGATCGATACGGGCTTTCTCACATCGACCGCGTGGAAGTACGTGGACAGGTGGAACGGCGCCGGCGTGAAAGTCATCGGCGTGAAAGGCGAGGATGGCCGAGGGCGACCGATCATCCGCCGTCCTGGCCGCGCTCGTCGGAAAGCTGAACGTCCGCCGTGGCTCGTCGGCGTGGATTCCGTGAAGGATCTGCTCGCGCTTCGGCTCCCCCGAGCACCGGGGCGCGAGGGCTCGGTCCATTTTGCCGACACGCTGGACGAGGTCTTCTTTGACCAGCTCACCGCCGAAGAATTGCGGACCATTCTTGTGAAGGGACGGCCGACGAAAGTCTGGCGACCGATCGCCGGCCGGCGGAATGAGGCCCTCGATCTGGTCGTCTATGCCACGGCGGCGCTTCACGCGCTCGGCCCGCGGCTCCTTTCGCAGCTCGGAGCGATGGCAACCGCGCGCGCCGCGCAACTCGCCGCAGCGAAAACGCATGAAGAATCGGCAACCGATGACATGCGTGCGGATCTCGAGCAGCAAACGGCGCAAGCGCCGCATCATCCGGCATCTCCGCGCCGGCCCTCCTTCGTCCGCTCGGCGCGCGCCGGCGGCTCCTGGAAAATCCGATGACACTTCGCCGACTCACGCCGGCGCAGTTTCGCGTCATCGCGTTGTTCTGGCGCGACGAACTCGATTATGCGGGCATCGCCGGAATCCTCCACATCTCAATTCGCACCGTCCGGAAGCACATCGAGGACGTCGGCCAGCACCTGCCAGGGTCCGGCCCGTCGTCGTGGCGTGTGCTGCGCTACGCCGAAGATCTCCTCGAACTCGGCTTCGACGAGACCGGCGCGCAATCCGAGGATTCGGCGGCCTAGCCACATTGGCGTAGTCAAAAGCGCATTACCGTGCAGGGGGCTTGACACGATTTTCGTAGCATGCGCGAAGTGCAAGTCAGCGCGACGATGTCGCCCTACACCCGGGACGACGAGCGCTACTGGCTGACGAATCCGTTCAGCGACGATCATCCACAGCCCGCCGGTCACTCCGAGGCGGGCTTTTTCATTGGCGGCCCGACCGTCGACGAGCATCCCATCGCCAAGGATTCGGGCGAAACTGTTTCGCCATATACGCCTGATACGCCAATGGCCGCGCGTGCGCGCACGGCGGGCGCTCGTGCCTTTCGCATTACCGTCCTCTCACGCCAACTCTCGTTCGTGCAAGCGGCCCGCGGCACCACCGGGCCGTTCCTTCGCCGCGCCCCGACGCGCTGGAAACTCCGATAGCTCCCCAGATCCCGACCTGCGAACCGGCGGACGTTGTCGCCGGTGATACCTGGACCTGGACGCACGAAAACGGGGCGTTTCCCATCGCCGACGGCTGGGCCCTGTCCTATTCGATCCGCGGCGCCTCGGCCCCGACGTGGGATCCGAACTGGGTCACGAATGACGGCCGGCTCTGGACCGTCGCCATCCCCGCGACCGCGACCGCGGCGCTCATCGCTGGCACGTATCGCTTCGAGCGGCACTACACGAACGGCGGCCAACGCTGGACGCATTCGCTCCCCTCGCTCGAGATCATTCCGGACGCCGCCACCGCGACGGCGGGGGCACTGCAGAGTGACAACGAGAAGATGCTCTCCGCGCTCTGGACGCTGCTCTATGGCAGCGGAACGCTATCAGACGTCGAGTCCTACCAGATCCACGGCCGGCAACTCGTGCGCATGAAGAAGCTCGAGTTGCAGAAGTGGTACGACATCTACAAGTCGCGCGTTCGCCGCGAGAAGCACGGTGGCCAGAACCCCGCGATTCGCATCGCCTTCGGCCATGCCCGCGCGTAAATCGCTCTCTGATCGGATGCTCGGCGTGCTTGGCCTCGAGCGAAAACGGCCAGCCGTCTCCGGCCGCACGGGCATGCGCGCGAACTTCCCGGCGAATTACAACGGCGCCGCCGGCGGCCGACTCATGGGCGATTTCCGCATGCCCTCGTTGCTCTCGGCGGATCAGGTCCTCCGCCCGGATGGGGTCACGCTGCGCGCTCGCGCGCGCGAGCTCGTGATCAATAACGCAACCGCCGCCCGCGTGCCGGCGCTCTTTTCCGAGAACATCATCGGGAAGGACGGCATCCAGATGCAGGCGCGCGTGAAGAATTCGCGCGGCGACTTCCACGCGACGAACAACGCCAAGATCGAAGACGCCTGGTACGAATGGTGTGAGGCGGAGACGGCCAGCGCGGACGGCTTGCGTTGCTGGACTGAGACGGAAACGCTCATCGCGGAAAGCGAGTGCACGGACGGCGAGGTGATCATCCGGCTCCTCGAGGGGTTCCCGAACGACTTCGGATTCTCGACGGAGCTCATCGATCCGGATCAACTCGACTGGAATTACAATGTCTTTCCGGGTCCGGGACAGAACGAGATCCGGATGGGCGTCGAGATGGATCCGTGGGGCCGTCGCGTCGCGTACCACTTGCTTGTGCGGCATCAGGGCGAAGGCCAATGGAAGCGCGAGCGTGTCCCGGCCGATCAGATCATCCACCTATTCGTTCAGCGTCGGCCGCGGCAGACGCGCGGTGTCACGTGGTTCGCGCCGGTCATCGTCGACCTCAACAACCTTGGCTACTACCGCGAGGCGGAACTGATCGCCGCTCGCACCGCGGCGGCGAAGCAGGGGTTCCTCGAGCAGAAGAGCCCAGAAGCGGGCGACGGCGCGCTCGAGCTCGACGACTCCGGCAACCTGAAGCAGCCCTATCTCAAATGGGACGCCGATCCGGGCGTCATTGAGCAGATCCCGGAGGGCTGGGAATTCAAGAGTTGGGACCCGCAGCACCCGACGACAGCCTTCTCCGCCTTCGACAAGACGATTCTCCGTTCGATCGCCTCGGGGGTCCGTGTCTCGTACCTCTCGCTCTCGTCCGATCTCTCGGACACCTCGTTCGGCTCCGGGCGCATCGGCATGCTCGCCGAGCGGGCAGTCTACCAGTATTTGCAGCAGCGCTTCATCACGAAGGTGGAACAGCCGATTTATCGCCGTTGGCTCAAGAACGCGCTGCTCTCTGGTGCGTTGCGGCTCGATTCCTTCGACGCGACACGGTACCAAGAAGTGACCTGGCATCCGCGGTCGTTCCCCTGGATCGATCCGGAGAAGGATCTGACGTCGAAAGGAAAGGAGGTTGCCTTTGGCGTCAACACGCTCACTGCGATCGCCGCGGAGCAAGGCCGCGACATCGAAGAGATTTTCCAGACCCGCCAAGAAGAGATCAAGCTCGCCGAGAAGTACAAGGTCCCGCTCGCGCTCGATCTTCGCCCGGTGCTCGTCACCCGCGGCAATGCGACACTCGCCGATCAGAACGTCACCGATCAGCCGAGCGACGCGGAGACGACGCGTCCTGATACGAACCCCGAGTCAACGCCGACCGCGCCGCCGGGCAAACAGCCGGGCGCGCATCTCAAGCTGGCCGAGGGATAGCCCATGAAGACCGATGGCGTCTTGAAGGCAGCGGCCTCGCTGCCATGGGCGATCCTGCCCGACAAGCTCGAGGCGATCTTCGACGTGCTCGAGTTCCACGCCGAAGGATTGCGGTTCTCGAGAGAGGAGATCCGCGCACGCGTCGGCATCGACGCCAAGTCTGGCGCTCCCGCAACGGCGCACGGCGCGGTCGCCGTCCTCCCGCTGTACGGCGTGATGTCGCAGCGTATGAACATGATGGCGGATACGTCCGGTGGCACGTCGACCGATCAATTCGCCGCGCAACTCGATGCCCTCGTGGCGAACCCAAACGTCGCGGCCATCGTGCTCGACGTCGACTCCCCGGGCGGGTCGATGTTCGGTGTGCCCGAAGCGGCGGCCAAGATTCGCGCCGCCCGACAGGTGAAGCCGGTCTATGCGGTTGCAAACGGGACGATGGCCTCCGCCGCGTACTACCTCGCCTCGCAAGCCACGGAGGTCATCGCCTCGCCCTCGTCGCTGGTCGGCTCGGTCGGCGTGTACATGGTGCACATCGATGATACCGGCGCAGATGAGCAGTTGGGACTCAAGCGCACGGTGATTTCTGCCGGCGCCCACAAGGCGGACGGCCTCGGTCCGTTGTCGCCGGACGCACGTGCCCATCTGCAGTCGATCGTCAACGATGCCTACGCGATGATGGTCGGTGACATCGGGAAGGGTCGCGGCATCTCGGCGCAGGACGTCGAGCAAAAGTACGGGCAGGGTCGCGTGTTTGCGGCCGGCGCGGCGCAGATGTCTGGCCTCGTCGATCGCGTAGCGACGCTCGATCAAGTCGTTCAAGAATTGGTGAGCGCGCAGAAGCCGCCCGGAAAGGTGAGGGCGAGCGCTGACCCGCCGTCAATTCGATTCCACTCGATTCAACCCGCCGCCGCTCTTTCGAGCGGCGGTTCTGTTTCCGGCCTCACCGCCGGACCCCTCGCGTCGGTCGTGCCGATCGACGCTCCTGCGGCCTTGGCCGCGCCCCTCCACTCCACCGCGGCCCCAAAAGCCCAGGAGCAACCCGTGGAAACTCCCAACACGGCGGTCCCCACCGGGGCCGTGCCGAGTGCAGCCGATTCACTGGCCGCTCTCGAGAAAGCGAATGCGCGTCTCGCGCGTTCGGACGCGATCGGCCAGCTCTGCGCGCTCGCCGGCGCGACGCTCGCCGACGCCAACGCGTTCGCCGCATCGGACAAGACGGTCGAGCAGGTCCGCCAGGAACTCGCGGCTCGCGCCTCGCAGCCGAAGCCGATCGCCGGCCTCACCAGCGTCGTCGACCGCGAAGCCGGGAAGCCATTCGGCACGCTCGGCGATCAACTCGTCGCGATCGCGCAGTACGGCATGGGCGGCGCGCTCGACAAGCGTCTCATGGGCGTTCAGGCGGCCGCGACGGGCGCTGGCGCGAACGTGCCGTCGGATGGCTCGTTCCTCATCCAGCAGGACTTCGTCGTCGATCTGACGAAGGATGCGTTCAACGAAGGGCAGCTCGCCGCCGACTGCTCGAGCACCGAGGTCTCCGCCAGCTCCGATGGCCTTCGCGTCGCGTACGTCGATGAGACGAGCCGCGCAACCGGATCGCGCTGGGGCGGCATCCAGATCTACCGCGGCGCCGAGGCCGATTCGGCCACGGCGAAGAAGCCGAAGATCGGCGAGTGGGAAACCCGCGTGTACGACCTCATCGGGCTCGCCTACATGACCGAGCGGCTGTTGCAGGATGCGTCGGCGATGCAGTCGGTGTTCTCGCAGGGGTTCGCCTCGGAATTCGCGTTCGTCGTCGACGACGAGATCGTTCGCGGAACCGGCGCGGGTCAGTGCCTCGGGATCGTGAACTCGCCGGCGCTCGTGACCGTCACGAAGGAGACGGGTCAGCTCGCCGCGACGGTTGTCGCGGAGAACATCTCCAAGATGTGGGCGCGGCTCATGCCGCGCGCCAAGGCCGGCGCCTCCTGGTACATCAACCAGGAAGTCGAGCAGCAGCTCCAGTTCATGCAGATCGGCACGGGCGTCTCGGCGCAGCTGGTGTACATGCCGCCGGGCGGCTTCTCAGGTCAGAAGTACGGGACGATCTACGGCGCGCCGGTCAAGGTCGTCGAGCAGTGCTCCGCCCCGGGAACGGTCGGCGACATCATCCTCGCCAACCTGAGGCAGGCCTACCAGCTGGTCACCAAGGGCGGCCTGCAGGCGATGGACTCGATTCACGTTCGCTTCATCAACAACGAGCGGACGTTCCGCTGGGTCTCGCGCGTCGGCGGCGCCCCGCGTCTCAAGAGCGCCCTGACGCCCTACAAGGGCTCCGCGAGCGCCACGCTGTCCGATCACGTCGTCCTCGGCACGCGCTAAGGCGCGGGCTCCTCACTCTTTTCGGAGACTCCCTCCATGAGCACCGGCCTTTTCTCTCAGCGCTCAAGCTTCGAGACTGGAATCGCCGCCGTCGCCGATGCGTTCGCCGGCACGGTCCATTCCGTCGTCGTGAGCATGAAAAATCACAACCGCGTCCGGTTCATCGCCCATTGGGGCGTTGGCACGACCGGTACGTCCACTTTCACCGTCGAGGCGTGCGACGACACGACGCCCTCGAACACGACCGCGGTCGCCTTCTACTATCGCATCACGGTCAAGGGCGCGGCGCCCGGCGCGATCACGGCGTGCGCCTCGACGGGGCTCCTCAGCACCGCCGGCTCGAATCAGACCTATGAGTTCGAGGTCCCGGCGGAGAACATCGCATCGCTGGGCTACGGCTACGTCCGGCTGACCGCCGTCGAATCGGTCGCATCGGCGCGGCTTGGCGGCGTGCTGATCGAGATGCTCGAGCCGCGCTTCCCGAACGCGACGCAGACGATTTCGACCACCTGATCCTCTCGCGATTTTCCAACCTTCCATTGCCGTTTCGCCCTTCTGGGCGGCGACGGGCGCTCACTCACCGGGGCGCTCGCCGCCGGAACGGCTAGGAGATTTCAATGAGCACGAAAGCGCAGTACCGGAACGGGATTCTCCACTTCTACGATGGCACGACGTTCGAGACGCTTCACGCCTTGGCCCCCGTGTGGGGCAAGGACGACTTCGAGAAACAGGCGCTCGATACGACGATCGGCTGGACCGCCCTCGACACCGGCGACGCGACGGAAGCGCTCGTGGAAGACGCCCCGAACGGGCAGGTCGCCCTCACCCTCGCCGCCACCAGCGAGGCAGAACTGGCCGGTCTGTCGTGGAACGACAAGCAAACGCTCATACTCAACCAAGGACTGAACATCGAATTCCGATTTCAGCTCTCGGTGCTGCCGTCCACATCATCGTCGATTGCGGCTCTCGGGCTCGCTGCGGCGCACAACGCCACGCTCGACAGTGTAGCGACGTCGGCCTGGTTCCGCGCCGACGGATCCGGCGCGATCACGGTCGAATGTGACGACACGACCAACGAGACATCAAAGGTCGCCACTGGCGTCACACTGCTGACCACCGACTGGTGCATCGGGCGGATCGACTGCTCGGTGATCACGGACGTCAAGTTCTACATCAACGGCAATCGCGTCGCGTCGTCGACGACGTTCGACATGTCGACCACGCCGACCGTCGCGCTGCAGCCGTACGCACGCATCAGCAAGGCGTCCGGCACGTCCGTCGGCACGGTGACGATCGACTATGTGAAGTGGTGGCAGCTCCGGTCGTAGCGAATGGCGTTCACTGAACCGTACAACGATTTCCTTCGGGATTTCGGCGTGTCCGTCGCGTTCGTCGGTGCCGAGCCGGATATGCTCGGCATCGTCGATGCGCCGGGGCTCTTCGTTCTCGCCGATCAGGGTCGCGGGTCCGTGAACGCCACGGATCGAACGGTCATCGTGCGGAGTGACCAACTCGGGACGCTGGCGCAAGAAGCGACGATCGTTGTCGACGCAGTGCCGTACCTCGTCCGCGAGATCCAGCCGCTCGATGATGGGGCCTTCACGCTCATCTCACTCCGATGAGCTCACGCCGCGATCAGATCACGGCCGCCTGTGTCGCGCTGTTGCAGCAGGCAGGCGGCCCCGCAGGGCTCAACGTGCACCGGCAACGAACGATTTCGCTCACGCATGATCAATTGCCGGCACAGGTCGTCTACGCGCTGCAGGAAGAAAACGATACTGCACCGGGGCGCGGCGCTCCGCTGGCCTACACTCGCAAGGCGAAACGGAAATTGACGCTCTGTGTCGAGCACCGCGTCGATGCCGAGAATACACCGCCCGATCAGGCGCTTGACCCGCTCCTGAGTTGGGCGGTGCAGCAGCTCTGCTCTGGCGTCTCGCTCGGCGGCCTGGCGTACGATCTCAAAGAGATTGGCACGAAGTGGGACGAGGTCGAGCAGGACAAGGTCTACGCCGCCGCCCGAACGCTCTTTGATGTCGAGTACGTGACCGACGCGAGCAACCCCGACACGCTGACGAACTAAAGAACGATTTCACCGCACGCGAGGCCGCTCTTCGGGGCGGCCTCGTCGTTTCCACGCCTTTCCCTCTCGAGGATCTGACCCATGAGCGCCACCCCCAATTCTGCCAATACGCTGTTCGGTCGCGGTCAGGTGTTCTTCGATCGCTTCGACGCGAACGGCGTGTCCTACGGCCAGTACGTCAGCCTGGGCAACTGCGACCAGTTCGCCATCTCGATCGTGGCGGATGAGGTCGATATGACCGACTATACGCAGTCGACCAGTCTCCCGTACAACCGGGCGATCAAGAAGACGACCGCCGACATCAAGATCTCCGGCTTTGAGGTCTCGACCAAGAACATGGCGATCCTGGTCCTCGGCGACATCACGACGTACACGCAGGCGGCCCACACCGCCGCGGGGCAGACCGAAACGCTCGTTCCGGCCGGGTTGACCAACGTCCTCGGCTGTTTCTTCAAGGCACCGTTCCGAAGCGTGACGGCGCCGACACTGGTCCAGGGCACGAACACGCTCGTCTCGGGCACCGATTACGAGATCTTCGACGCCAGTTCGGGGACGTTCCACATCCTCCCGGCCGGCGTGACCGTCGTCGACTCGACGGCGATCACGTACAACTACACGGCCGCCGCACTCTCCGGTGCGACCGCCAAAGACGTGGTACGGGCCGGCAATACCGCACTGCTCAAGGGCTCGCTCCTCTTCCTGCCGAACGTCGCGACCGGACCGCAGATCGAGGTGCGGATCTACAACGTCTCGCTCGCGCCGGACGGCGACATCGGGCTCATCTCCGACGACTTCCTCAAGTGGAACATGAAGGGCTCGATCAATTCCGACGCGTCCGGCACGTACGGCGGTTCGTCGGTCGAGCCGTTCTTCCGTACGATCACGCGGTAGCGAAGCATGGGTCAGGTTTACCCGCTCGGCGGGCGGATCTTCGCCCCCGCCGAGCAGACGACCAGCCGGCAAGACGGCTGGGTCATGGTGCAACTCGAGGACGCGGGCGTCTTGGCGCTGCTGACGGCGGGGGTCGATGAAACGGGGTTACGCCGCCTCATCGTCGAGGCCATTCGATCCGGCAAGTACCACGCGATCATCGCCGGGCTACTCGTCGAAGTCGATACGAAGTGGACGCCCGACGCGGCGGTCAAGAACGCGGAATTCTTCGCCGATCTGACCGATGCCGAGGAGAAGCGCGTCCTCGGGTCGGTCTTTGAAGGGGTGTTGGCGGCTTTTTTTCTCAGCGGGGGCCGGTCCTTGACGCCTTCTCCGATTGCTTCGAGAACGGACGCCCCCGACAACTCAGCCAACGGGCACAAGCCCGCGCGGCGCTCGACCGGCAAACGCGCGGCAGCTGGGCCGACTGCGCCCGCTGGATCGTCGATGGCGACGCCACCCGCGTAGACGAACTCCTCGAATGGCCGCTCGCGGATCTCCTGCACGCGTACCGGCTCAAACTGAAACGGGTGGCAGGAGAACACTACAGCGACGAGTTGACCGTGTGGGCGCTCCTCGCGCCGCACGCGAAGCGCGCCCCTGACCCGCCGGAGATTCCCGCCTTGCTGAGAGAGCCGTAATGGGCACGTCTGCAGTCCGAGTGACGCTAACGGCAGACGACCAAGCGACGGAGATCGTTCGTCGCCTCTCGTCCGCGGTCAAGCAACTCGACACGCAGAATCGCACGGCGGCCACAGGCACGAAGCAACTCGGCGATGCCGCGGGCGTAGCACGAGGAGCCTTCGACGGGCTCGTCGCGACGATCGGCCGCCTCGCTGCGGCCTTTGGCGCATTCCAGTTGATTCGGTTCGTCGGCGATACGATTCACGCTGCCGACGAACTCGGGAAACTCTCGCTCAAGACGGGCGTCTCGACGGAAGCGTTGAGCGTACTCGGCTTCGTCGCGAAGCAGGCCGACGTCAACGTCGAGGAGATGACGAACGGCCTCAAGTTCCTCTCTCGATCGGTCGCGGAGGCCGAAGCCGGATCGGTCAAGGCGACGACCGCGTTCGCCTCCCTCGGTCTGCGAGCTTCGGATTTTAAGGGGCTCTCGCTCGATGAGGTGCTCGTCAAGATCGCGAACGCCCAGGCAAACTTCTCGGACGGCGCCGGGAAGGCCGCCGTCATGATGCAGCTCTTCGGGCGGAATGGCGTGGCGATGATCCCGTTTCTCCAGGAGCTCGCGCAGACCGGATTCGCTCCGGCGCGCGCCGAAGCGGAGCGCCTCGGCCTGGTCATCTCTGGCAAGACCGCGGCAGCAGCCGATCAATTCGACGATTCGCTCAAGAAACTCACGGGGTCGGCGAAGGGCTTCGTCAACGCGATGGCGCCCGTCCTCGGCGTCATCTCCAAGCTCATCGATTTTTCGACGTCGCTCGCCGTAGCCGACCGCGAAGCGTTCAAGCTCTTCGGCTCGCTTGTCACGGGCGGCGGCGTTCCGCAAGCCGGCACCGCTCCGTCGGCTCTCCCCGCGTCGGCAACGCCAGGCAAGGTCAAGCCCGACGTTCCATTCGTCGACCCGGCCGTCTTCAAGGCGCTGACCGATGCGCGCCTCGCCGCCGTTCGTCAGCAGGCGAAGGACGAGCAGGAAGCGACAGCGGCCGGTCTCAAGCGACAGGAACAGATCGAGGCAGCGTCGTTCGCGCAGGGTAAGAGGTCCCTTGAGGACTTCTTCGCCTCGAAGATCAGCATCACGCGAAGCGGCGTCGCCTTGCAGGTCGCCGAATTGCAAAAAGAGCGAGCGGCGATCGTGGCATCGCCGCTCGACGAGAACACCGATGCGGCGCGGATCAAGCGCGCGCAAGACATCGCCGACATCGAAGCGAAGATCGCGCTGACGAAGGTCAATGGGCAGACCGAGGTCAACGGGCTGCTTGAGCAGGAACGTGTGCAGGTCAAGGCACTCGCCGATAACGTCGCGGGTTTCGCTGCTACGATCGCAAAAGGCACGGGCGACGAAATCGGCGCCGCGCAGATCGAAATCGCGAAACAGGCCGAAGCCTATAAGCTGACGTTGCAGGGAATCAAAGGGCTGTCGGATGACTTCATCAACAGCCAGACCGCGGCCTTCTCGAACCTGCTCACTAGTCGCGCCGCCTTCGACGAGAAGCAGCGGCAGGGGCAGCGGGCGTTGGCCGAGCTCGGGATTCAGCGGGATCAGATCACTACCCAGGCGAATCAAGGGCTGATCACGCAGGACGCGGCCGAGACGCAGATCCACGCCCTCGAAGCCGATCGATTGCCGACGCTGACGAAGCTCGCCGACCAGATGCTGTTCTTCGCGCAGCAAACAAAGGATCCGGCGTTGATCCAGGCGGCCCAGCAGTTTGCTGCGTCTTTCGCTGGGATCGGCGTCGATGTGGACAAATCCGACAAGCTGCTGAAAGAACTGGGCGCGACCGTCAAAGACATCGCCCAAAACACGATCAGCGATTTCCTCACGACTGGCATCGATAGTCTCTTCACCAGTCAGACGTCCGGACTCGCGGCGCTGCAAAACGTCCTCGCGAGCACGAAGGACGAGATGAATCAGCTGCTCGCCGGTCCGCAGACGGTCCAGTCGCAGCAGCGGGTCGACGAGCTGCGCCAAGAGGTCGCGAATCTCGGCATCGAGATCGACGCCACGAAAAAGACGCTTCCGACGCTGGCGAACGTGGCTCGGGAAGCCCTGCTCTCCGCCGTGCAGTCGATTCAGAAAGCCATTGCCGAAATCCTTTCGACGAAGCTGGTCGAGGGCATTTCCGGTCTCTTCGATTCCACGCCGCAGGTCGTCGCCGCGACGGCGCTCAAGACGGCCGGCGCGACGGTCATTGTCGGCGCGGACGCCATCGCTGCATCGTCGAATGAACTTTCGGCGGCCGGCGACGTTGTGGCTGGCGCGGCGGTTACATTGGGCGCCTCCGCAGCGGCACTCGCGGCGGCGGCGGCGGCGGCGAACGCCAACAGTATCGCGACCGCGTTCACGACATTCGGCATCTTCGGCCTCGCCGAGGGTGGTCCCGTTCGAGGGCCAGGAACGGGAACGTCAGATTCGATCCTCGCCCGGCTGTCGCACGGCGAATTCGTCGTGCGCGCCGACGCGGTGAAACACCTCGGCGTCGGCTTCTTGTCCGCGCTCAATGCGGGCGCTCGGATGCCGACGCTCCGCTCGCCGTCCCGAAGCGGATTGCCCGCATTTGCCTCCGGCGGGCTCGTGACGGGCGGCGGTGGAACCACAGACGTCTCGGGCGGCATCGACGCGACGATCGGCCTCGAGGAGGGGCTGGTCATCAAACACTTGCAAACGCGCGGCGGCGTGCGTGCGCTGCATCAAGTCCTGAGCGCGAACCCGCGACTCTTCCGGGCCGCCCTCAACCTCTGATCCCGATGACCATCGCCGCGCCGTCCATCTTCCCCTTCCGCCACGATTGGGGAACGCCGTTCCAGGTCACGCGCACCTATCAGACGGACGTCCAGGAATCGGTCAACGGAACCGAGGTTCGCGTGCAGCTGCGCGCGACGCCGGTCGTCTCGCTGGCGATGCAGTGCATCTTCGGCACCACCTTCGAGGCCGGGCGCTTGCTTGCCCTCTGGCGCTCCGCCGCGCAGCCGCTCCGCTTCTACGCGCCGCTCTGGTGCGATGCGACGGATTTGACGGCCGATCTCGCCGCCGGCGATGCGATCGTCCAACTCGACACGACGACGCGTCCGTTCTTCACGGCCCCAGGCTACGCGATGCTGTGGCGGTCGGAGTCCTACGCCGAGGTCGTCACGATCGAAGAACTCGACGATACGCTGGTGCTCCTCGCATCAGGCATCTCGCAGGACTATGCGGCGGCGGGCACGCGGGTCATCCCATGCCGGATCATGTGGCTCTCCTTGCCGCTGGATCTGACCTGGCAGAATTCCACGATTGCCTCGGTCCCGATTTCGTTCGTCGACGAGAAGGATCAAGCCGGCTATGCGCTCGCCGACGATGCGGACGCGCCGGTCGCAGGATCGGTTGCGATCTATCAGCACAGTCATTCGGTTGCGACCGGCGATCCGCATGTCGGCGCCACTGTCTGGTTCGCCGAGGCCATCGTCTTCGACCTCGCCGGCCTGCCGATGCCGTCGGCGGAAGTCGCCTGGTCGGTTCCGGTCGGAACCGTGGACGTCAGGCCGTCGATCAATAGTCGATTCGCTCGCGTTCTCGCGTCGACTCCATCAAGCGAAATCGCCGCGACTTGCGGCGCGGCCGTCGGAACGATCGGGGCGAGTTAATGGCTGATCTTCTTCCAGCACTACCGGCAACATATGTCTCACTGCCGGTCCTTCCCTTCATGCCGAACGGCCCGGACGATCGCGCGCATCATTGGGACTGGAAGGCCGACCGGGCAACGAATCCTGCCGGCCTGACGACGGTTGCGACGCGTCCGACCTACGGAGCCGAGACGGTCACGCTGAACTACGTCGGCCTCTCTCGATCGACCGCGCGAACGATCGAAGCCTTCGTCGATGCACAGAAAGGACGGAAGGGCGGGTTCTGGTGCCCGTCCGGGCAGCTCGACTATTACCCGTCGACCGACTCTGGCGGGTGGATGCTTCGGGAATATGGACAAGCATCGGCCCTCGCGAATTCACGGTTTCAGCACACGCTCTTCTACCGTGCGAGCCAGGGATCGTCGCCCTGGTACATCAGTCAGATCTTCCCCAACACGCCGCCGGACATGGCGACGGACGCGGCCGGATACCCGACGCGCGCCTATAGTATCGACGTTTTTGGCGGGCATGCCGGAAACAACCTCGTCATCAGCGGGCCGCTCACTTTCGAGAGCGGTCTGCGGATTATGCGCATGCTTTGGGCGCGGTTCGCCGACGAAGCGATCACCACGTCCTGGGATCATCCGAACTTGGCAAGTATCGCGCTGACGGTTGCGTTCCTGCCAACGGAATCGCCCACCGCTCTCGTGGACAACCACGGCATATGAGCCCGACCTTCGCCGCGCTTGAACGGGCCGGCGGCGCGCCGATCGAACTCTATACGTTCCAGCGCGGGCAATCCGTCTGGCGCTACGTCTCGGGCGACGTCGCCCAGATCGTCGCGGGCCTCACCTATACGCCGGCGAATATCCGCCGCGGGAAGGTCCAGCAGAAGCAGGACACACCGGGCACTCAGGTCGAGGTGACGCTGCCGCTCGCGACGAGCTTCGCGCAATCGATGCTGACAGAAACGTCCGCGCCGGCCTACGGCTCGATTCAGCGGCTGCAGGTGGGCGCGACGGGGGCGCCGATCAAACAGACGCTGCTGGGCCGGATCGTCCAGGTCAAGTTCGCGGCCTTCGACATGACCGTCACGATCGCGACGGCCGAATACGACTTCCAGCAACAGATTCCTCGTATTACGATTTCGCGGACCTGCCCGTGGGCCGTCTATTCGCCCAACTGCGGGGTCGACAAGGCCGCGTTCGCGCACGATACGACGATCGATGCCATCACGGGACAAGTCATCAGCGTTGGTACGCTCGCCGATTCGGCGGATGACGTCTATACCAACGGCGTCCTGCGCATCGCGGCGACCGGGCAACTCCTGTTCGTCGCGAAGCAGGCGGGGCTCGCGTTGACGGTCTGGAACGAGATCCCATCCGAAGCGGTTGATGGCGCGAGCGTCACGGTCTACATGGGCTGCGACAAACAGTTCGCGACCTGCGAAACGAAATTCAACAACGCGACGAACTTCGGCGGATTTCCTGATCTGCCGACGGTGAATCCGGCGACCACGCAGCTGAAATAATGTTCTGGATCATCGTCGCGTTTCTCGTCGGCCAGACCCTGACGCTGCTCTTGACGCGTCGGACGAAGTCAACCACGCAAGCGCCGGGCGAAACGAGGCCGCCCCTGGTCGCGGCCGGAACGCCGATCCCGTTTCATTTCGGAAGCGTGAAGGTCGAGCCAATTATCGTCGCTTTCTCCTACGGGCTGCGTCCCGTATTCAGCTTCTCGTCGGTGTTCGGCATCACGATTAGCAAGCAGGTCGTCGCCTATGAGCGCGTCGTGACGCTCACAGCGCTCGTCGGATGGGGGCGCATCCTGTTCGATGACCTCATTTTCAATGATTCGAAAAAGCTGAGCGCCGAGGGCGCACAGCAGTATCTGACGCAATTCGATACGAGCACCTTTCCGCCGACGGTGTCGACGGGCACGACATCGCCTGGCGGTTTCTCGTATGGTGGATTTCCGGACAATGGCTTTCACGATTATAGCTACGCAGAGATTTACTTACCAACCCTCTTCGGCGGAAATATCCCACCGGGCGAGGGCGGCATTAGCAATGGCGATCCGGATGCCGTTACGCAGGGCGGGATCGCGGCATTCTTGGTCATTTGTCAGAACCGGTTCGCGCCAGGCGGGAAGTTCGCGTTCTTCTCCGGCGACGATTCGCACGGCGGCCACGTGCCGATCGATGACATCAAGAACTACGGCACCGTGCCCGCGACCGAGCAATGTGTCCCGGTTCCTACGACCTCCGGCCATGGCCGAATTCTATACCCGCACTTCGGATATGTCTGGGAAGGCGACGTCGATCAGGGGACGTCCTCTCAACTCAATAAACAGGAATTCATCGTTCGTCATCTGGTGTCGATCAACGGCAACCTCGATGCGGATGCGGCCCAAGTGCTGCTCGCCGTTCTGACGGATCAGGAATGGGGGCTCGGCGTTTCCCTGTCCCTCATCGATGGGACGAGCTTTTTTAACGCTGGCTTCGCGCTCGGCGTCGAAGCCTTCGGCATTTCCGGTTCGCTCGTCCAGCAGCAGGCTGGGAACGACGTGATCAACGAGATCCTTCGGACGATCGACGGCGTTCTCTATCGCAACCCGACGACCGGCCTCCTGTCGCTGGATCTAATCCGCGGAGGCTACGTTCTGGCGAACCAGCCGGTGTTGAACGAAGCGAACATTAAGGAACTCGAATGGACCCGCCGCGACGTCGCGGACACGATCAATACTGTTTCCGTCGTCTATGTCGATCGCGATCGCGGCTACACGCGCAATATCGTCACGGTCCAGGATCACGCGAATGTCTTCGCGACCGGATCCGTTCGCCAGCAGCAGTTTGAATTCCCCTACGTCTCGACGGAAGCGCAGGCGGTTAAGGTTGCAGCGCGCGAACTGAAGGCGCTGACGCTGCCTCTCGGCACCGGGACAGCGACGGTCGATCGGACGGTCTGGGATGCGAAGCCGGGCGCCGTGCTGAGTCTGAGCTACGTCCGGTACGGGCTGTCGAATGTCCCGGTTCGCGTGACGTCGGTCGATTCGGGCGACCTCGAGGATGGGTCGATCGTGCTCGAGCTGATCGAAGATCTGTTCGGGCTGCCCGAGGTACCATATACCGTCGACCCGGGCGGCTGGCTTGACCCCGGCGCGGTCAAGGTCGCGGCGCCTACGGTCCAGGCGTTTCAGAGCGACGATGGCGTCAACGGATCGGGCCGACTCTTTATCGCGCCTTCTGGCAACGTGACGCTGGTTGAATTCGCGACACAGACCGGCCGCGCGGCGAAATCGGCCTTCGGTTCAGTAAGCATGTCGGGCGGCCTTTGGGCTGCGCCGGATGTTCCACTCGCGACGGACGCGCAGAGCTACATCTACTGGCGCGTTACCTACACCAGCGACGACGGATCATCGCAGGTCATTCAGGGAACGCTGACGTTCCAGGCCAGCCCCACGGCCGGCGGCTCATCGACCGGCGACCCGGTCATCGTCCATGACGGAGCCGGCTTCGGCTTCGTATTCGACCAATCGCTTCGTCGAATCATCACCCGGCAATAACGGGTCCCCAAAAATGACAGACTTCTATCATAATCGCGTCTCGGGTCTCGACGCGATCCACGAGCTCATGTGGATCGATTCGACCGATCCGGCGACGGTGCCGGCCAATGACGTCCAACCCTTCCAGTGGTGGCTAGACACGACGGGCGGCGCGACGCTCAGCGCGGGCGCCATCCTGAAATATCGCAATTCGGGGAATTCGGCCTGGACGACGGTCGCCGATCTCGCGACGGCGCTTGCGCTCAAGGCGCCGCTCGCGTCTCCCGCGCTGACGGGGAATCCAACCGCACCAACGCAATCGCCAGGGGACAATTCGACCAAACTCGCAACGACCGCTTACGCAGATGCGATCGCATCCGGGGGCATTGCGGACAATTCGGTCACGAACGCGAAGCTGCGCGATTCGAGCGCGCTGTCCGTCATCGGCCGGTCGGCGAACAGCACGGGCGACCCGGCCGACATTTCTGCCGGTTCAGACGGTCTGTTCCTCGGACGAGCGAGCTCCGCGTTATCATTCCAGGCGGTCACGGACGCGCTGCTCTCGACGTCGGACATCGCCACGAACGACCGCTCGACGTCCAAGCATGGGTTCGGGCAGAAGTTGCCGAACGACGCAACAAAGTTCGAGGACGGAACCGGATCGTTTCGCACGCTCACGGAGCTCGACGTCGGCGCGGCGACCCACGATGCCGGGAACACGAGCACGGCGCTCACGATCGACTGGTCGGTCGCGACGCAACAGAAGTGCACGCTGACGGGCAATGCGACGATCACGCACAGCAACATGGTGTCGGGCAAGGTTTACACATTGGAGGTCTACACGGGCGCGGGCTCGTTCACCTGCACGTTCGCGAGCACGAATTGGCCTGGCGGTACCGCACCGACCGCGACGGCGACGGCCTCGAAGGTGGACGTCTTCACGTTCGACAAGCTGATTAGCGGGACGATTCTCGGCGCCGTCTTCGGCCAGAGCTTCGCGCCATGAGTCGTCGGGCGATGATGGTCTCCCCCATCGCTGGTGGTGGTGGCGGCGCGCACAGCCACGCCTATTGGCGCGTCACGATGTACCAGCCCGATGCCGGTGGTGATACACCAGGCTTCTCCGCGATGGCGTTCAAGGACGACGCAGGGTCGAGCGTCTCCACGTCGGGCGGCACAGCCATTGAGAGCGGCCACACTGGCTCACACGCTGTCTCGAATCTGTTCGACGGCGTGGATTCGACCTATTGGGCCGGGTCGGGCATCAACACGCAGCTCAGCATTTGGGGCGGCATTCAGTTCGCCAGCGCGCAGAAGGTTCGGCAGATCGGACTGCAGAATACGGCGTCGATGTCGGTCGGCAGCACGGGCACGCCGCGGCAAGCGATTGTCGAATGCTCGGACGATGGCGTGACCTGGAATCCGATGGTCTGGCTCCAGTTGCCGACGCTGACGAACGACGTGATGCATTGGTTCGATTTCACGAACCTCGTCCCGGCCCCGGGCGCGGCCGACTTTGGCTCGCATACTTGGTGGCGATTCCTGAATTTCAAGACGCGCGGCGATCTGCATTACACGGCGGTGAGCGCGCTGCTGTTCAAGGATGATGCCGGATCGAGCATCGCGACGACGGGCGGTACGGCCTTCTCCTCCGGCGTAGACGGCACCGGTGAAGAAGCCTCGATGGCGTTCGACGGCACCGACTCGACCTTCTGGGAGAGCCAGAACACAGGAACGCATGAATATCTCGGCTATCAGTTCGCATCCGCGAAGAAAGTCATGCAGTTCGGCTTTCAGCGGCACGCGTCTATGGACGGCTCCTCAGAGCCGTTTACCGCACTCTGCCAGTATTCAGATGATGGCGAGTCGTGGGGTACCGCGGCGGTTGTTGATCTCGGCACCCTGACGAACGATGTACCGAGCTACTTCAGCCTAGCGGGCGGCTTACCGCCGTCGGGAGCCAATCTCGGCGCGCACGTATATTGGCGCGTGTACGAAGTACTCGGCCAGCAGACCGGTGGCCTTGACCTTTCGGCGCTGTTGTTCAAGGACGATACGGGCTCCAGTATCGCCTCAACAGGAGGAACAGCACTGCAATCTGAGGACGACGGAACGCACCACTCGTCGAATTTGTTTGACAGCACCGATGCAACCGTCTGGACGACCGGTGCGGTCTGGGCGCCGTGGGCGGGCTACCAGTTTGGGAGTGCAAAGACCGTCATGCAGATGGCCGTGCAGCGACACGCCGGCGGCAATAACCCACCCGAGTACGTCTGGTTCATGTACTCCGACGACGGCTCTGTCTGGAACGTCGCAGCGTCCGGGACACCAGTCAGCGTCGGCTACGTGAACGACACGCCGATGTGGTTCGACTTCTCGAAGGCGCTCGTCTGATGCCGTGTCAGAAGGGGGACCGATTCGGAATCGGGCCGTTGAGCCAAAGAACGACAATCATCGCGAACAGCACGAATAGAATGAGCCATTCCCACCACCGGGACGCGCCAGGGCGGTTGTTCATATCCGCCAACGATACCGCCGAACCCCGTGCCGCTCCAGCCCCCTAACCCGGAGATTCCATGCAACCGATCGACTTTCTCATCCTCGCGATCTACTTCGCCCTCGAAGCCTTCGCGCACATCGGCGGTTCGGCGCTCGGGTACTTCTTTCTCGCGCTGGCGTTGCTGATTGGCCGGTTGCTGACGGGCGGGTCGATCACGCTCGTGATCGTGCAGCGGAAGGCAGCGGCGTGAACGCGAACGATCTGACCCTCTGGATTCTCGGGGCCGTGTTCACACTGGTGACGAGCCTCGGCGTGCTGCTGTTGCGGCTCATCCTCAAGCAGGGCGGCGACACGAACGAGAAGGTGACCGAGACCAGCCGGGAGATCGGGGATTTGCGCGGCACCCTCGGCCGACTTGAGGTCTCGTCGACGTCGAATGCTTCGGAGGTCAGCCGGCTCCGCGACCACGTCGAGACGCTGCGCGCCGACGTATCGAAGCTCAGTGGCGCACACGAGCTCGCGAAGGCGTTCGTCGAGGCGCTGAATTCCACCGTGACCGTGCCGACGCGTCGGCGACGGACCGACGCGTGACGCCGACCCCTTCCACGTACTACCGCGGCGGCCCGACGCTCAGAACGTCGATGACCTGGCTCATTGCGATCGGCGCCGCGATCGGCGCACTCGGCACGATTGCGAGCACGGCGAAGGCATATCTCGATCGGCACTACGTCGCGAGCCCGACGTTCGCGCTCTACGTCCACGATGATTCGCTTCGGCATCAGTTCGCGCAGCGCGATCGAACGCATACAGCGTTCCTCATCGACTCGATCGAGCGGGCGCACCAGCGACCGCGGGTCATCCAGGCGGGAGAGCCGCGATGAGTACCGCGGCCTCGTGGATGCTCGCCGCTCTCTGGTTCACAGTGCTGGCGCTCGGCGAGCTCGCCCTCTTGTTGGCGCTGATCTACGTCTATCGGCACTACAGCCGCATCGTGGCGTACTGCCGATCCTTCGTCGACGATCCGAACTACGTGGATCACGCCTCAATGGCCCGGCTGTGCGCCGGGCTGGCGATGCTCGCCGCGCTCGCGATCGTCTGCGCCATCATCCGATTCGCGTTCACGAAGGAGGCGAGCGGTGCGATCGCAACCATGCTCGTTAGTGCGCTGACCACGCTCCTCGGCACCGGTGTGCTCGGATTGTTGCTCCGGAAAAAGCCGGATGGCTCGAGCGAGACGATCGACGACGTGAAGCCCACGAAGGAACACGCGGCGGCACAGACGACGGTCACGGTTGATACGAAGGCGGGCCAATGAGTCAAATGGTCTACGGCCCGGCTGAGACGGCGCGGCGCAAGCTGTATATCCGCGAAGTCACGGGCGAGGGCGGGAACCACGGCCAGCGCGTGAATGGGATTCAAGTATGGTGCGGCGGCAAGGACGGTGAGTCCTGGTGCATGTACTTCGCGACCTGGATTCTGGACGAGTGTTTTCAGGGCGACGCGCCGATTCCGCGCCAGGGCTCATGCGAAGCGGTGCACCAGCTCGCGCTGGCGAACGGTTGGACAGCGCCGACTCCCGTCGTCGATGATCTCGTGCTCTCGATCAACGATCAAGGACTCGCGCACCACGTCGGCATCGTCTCGTCGCTCGATCCACTGTCGAGCATCGCCGGCAACACAAGTGCTGACGGCGTCTCGTCAAACGGCGACCGCGTTGCCGAGCACGCGATCAGCGCGGCCGGCAAAGTCTTCGTCCATTTCCCACGCGTATGACGCCGCCGCCCTGGTTCGTCGTCCTCTGGAAGCCGTTCCTCGTGACGGCCGCCTTCGTGATGTTCTGGTGGGCGTGCGTCCGATGAGCGCCGGCGATCGAATGCCGGAAGTGCTCATCGCTCACATCAGCTTTTCGCGTCACGAGGGGCGCGGCGAAGATGGCGCCGTCTGGTATCTGATTCTCGGCGAGCCAAACGACCGTGTCGTGTGCGCGGCTCACCCGGGGCGAAAGCATCACTACGAGCGCCAGGCATTTCGGCGCGGGACTGCGGGGCATCGGCTCGACGCGACGCCCGAAGAAATTGCGGAGGATCGCGCAAACGTCTGGGGATGGGACGGCAGCGTCGAGGCACCGACGGTCACGCCATCGTTCCTGGCGCACGAAGGGCGGCCGTACCGCCTACACTCGTTCCTGCGCGGCGGCCGGCTGGATCTCTGCGGCGACTCCACCGTCGTGCTCTCTACACTGGGGTCGTGTTGGGGGGACGAATGACCTCGGTGAACTGGCCCGCTCTCGCCAAGAACACGGCCGCGCGCGTGGTCGCCGCCGCTCTCGTCGCGGCGACCTCGCTCTGGCTCGCTCGCTGCGACGGTGCGCGGCATCAGAGCGCGCGGGATCGCCAAGACGCGGCCGACGCGCAAGCGACGGCGAGCGAGAACGCGGCCAAGGCGTCGGCGAAGGTTGGAGATTCCCTTGCGCGCGTCTTCGCCGATTCGATGAAGGCGCTACGTGTCGCAAAAGCCAAGGCGGACTCCGGCGCGGCGCGCGCGCTCCAACACCTCGGCACGATCACCGTGATTCACCGCGAGACCCCAGCGCCTCGAGGCGAGACGGCAGTCGCTGGGGTCGATGGCCAGCCCGAACCAGATACAACGAAGTACGCCACGATTCAGCGGCAGGGCGATCCGCGTCTCTACGACGTGCCGCAGTTCGTGGTCGACCTCGGGGCCGAACTTCGGAAGTCGCTCGTCGAGAAATCGGACGAGGCGGCGAAGGCGGAACGGAATCTCGCGATCGCGCAAAGCCTCCACGCAGCCGACACGAACACGATCCGCGACCTGAGAACGGCGCTCGCCTCACGCACGAAGGCTGAGAGTATCGCCAAGTCCAATGCTGGGCAGGACTGCCGCGTCGCATGGTTCCTGCCCTGCCCGCCCCGCAAGGTGGTGGCCCTGACGTTCACGATTGCCGGCCTCGCTGCCGGCTATGAGCTCGCCAAACGATGAAATCCTTTCGCTCGTTCGTCCTCGCTCCGCTCGCCGATCAACTCACCTTATTGGGGAAACAGATCATGACCTCGCTCGCTGATGTCCAGAACGAACTCACCACCGTCACCTCGAAGCTCACCGATGCCCTCGCCCGCGTCACCGCGCACGAGCAGGCGGAAGACGCGACAAACGCCGCGCTGCAAACGCAGGTGACGACCCTCACGGCCGCGAACGCCGATCTTCAGTCCCAGATCGATGCGCTAAAAGCGCAGGGCGTGGACACGACGGCGCTCGACGCGATCATGACGACGCTCAAGGGCGTCGAGACGAGCATCGACGGGATCGACGCCGGACCCGCCGCGCCTCCTGCCGCGCCGTCGGGCGAATCGCCGGTTCCGTGAAGACCGGCCTCGCAGTCCTCACGGCCTTCAGCGCGGTCGCTCTCGGGACCGCGCTGGAGCCGGCCGTGTTCGTAGGCTCGGCGGCGTGGCGACCGTCGCGTCTTCCAGTCTCGGCGCCAATGCCTCAGGCGTTGCCACTCAGCGGCACGCAGTTCTTGACGGTGCAGCCGGGCGATACGATCGCCATGACCACGAGTAGCAGAAGTGGCCCCGAGGGCGCGTGCTTCAAGGCCATCGGCAACTCGCAGATCGTCACGCTGGCCTGCAACGGGCCACGGGGCTACCACGTCTTTCTCCGAGCGTATCACGGGAAGATCACGCCGGCGAATGCCACGCTTGGCGATACGCTCGCGCTCTCCCTCCCGGCGCCTCTTGCTACGGCCGCGACGGCTTGTGATACGGCCCTCGCGAACGCCGGGATTCGCGGGGATTCAACGATTTCGGCGCGGCCCGCGCCGTGCCCGCCATGATCGCCAACGCGCCGCCGCTCACGATCCGCGACGTGCTCGAGAAGCGCGGCGTGCTCGCCTGCGTGGACGCGGATGTATTTCGGCGGGTGGACGTCGCGCTTCGGTTCGGACTTGCGGCCAGCGCGTTGTCGCGACAACGCACGGCCGACGTGCACGAGGTTGGCCGTCGCATCCAACGCGGCTGGCCGTCGGAACGCATGCGCAGCATGCGCAGCGCGGCCTAGCGATGCCACGCCTCAAGGGCGCCCGCCACGGATTCCAGATCGAACGCGTGCTCCACACGGACACGCCGTGCTGGCACGTCGCGCGATTTCACGGCGATCCCTTCCCGAAATGGACGGGCGAGCATTACCTGACGCTTGACGAGGCGTTGGACGCCGCAACGCCGATTGTCGGCGAGCTGCGGGGTCGGTTCCGGGTGGCGCCGACGTCGACCAGGGGCGCGAATATTAGAGCGCTCTAATGTGGAGAGGCGTGG